GTAAGATCCCATATAGTTTCCTTCAACAACTGCCTGGATGCGTCCGCGTTCCATACGCTTCCGGATCATCTTGTATTCACGCCTGGACATGAACAGCTCAAATTCCATATATTCCTCATCGTCCTGATTATGGGCGATGTCGTAAGTTTTGGTTGGCGTAACAACCAGAATCCCGTTATTGTTATTACCATAACGCAGACAGTCGAGAATCGCCTGTGCATCGCCTTGATTACCGCGTGAAAGCCTCGTAACCTCTACGATGATAATTCCTCTGTACAGACCGTTGTAACAGTCCTGGATCATCTGCTGGATCTGCGGGCGTGCTGCAATCGTTTCTCCGGATACGATCTCATGGTAGATCTTTCCGACATGCAGCCCCTTGCGTGCGGCAAGTTCTGTCAGGATCTTCTTGTGTCTTGCCAGCGTTTCACCTTCGCCAAGTTTTTCTGCTTCCATGTCCGCACGGCTTTTTCGCAGATATAATGCATAATTTTCGATTTTCATAGGTACCTCCTTAAAAATGAGTATAAAAAATACACCTGTACAGGTGCTGGAGGATTGTGGTATAATCATCTTGTTCAAGGATGGATTATACTGGTCCTCAGACCTGTATAGATTCACAGATCCGCTTCGGTGTTACCAGCACCGGGGCGGTTTTTTACGTTATTCAGTTAAATTACAAATCAATCGGCTTGTTTAGAAGCTTCATCCTGCTTGAAATTCTTATATATTTTGTGACGTTTAAAACCAAAATATAAAAGCAAAGCAGCGATTACAAGCCAGAAAGGATCGAAACTGCTGAAGAAAACTAAAAGTACAAAAAATCCAAAACCAATCATGAGATTTCCACTTTTGGGAGTTGAAACAGTTTTAACAGGATTTGGTGATTTACGTTTGACGAAGTTACTGGTTGAACGGTAAACGCCGGTCAAACGTCTGGATAACTTAGGTGGATCACCAAAAATTTTGTAAAAGCAAAATAAGGTTGCCCTTGCATCATCAAGAGCGTTATGTGCTTTTCCCTTGTAGTATGAATAATAACTTGCACAGGTTCGTAGTTTTTGCCATTTATAACCACCATGATAATCATCATGCTTACCGTAAATTTTCGCAAATGCAATCATAACATCGACAACAATAGCACCTGGTTTCGCATCATATCCAATACCGCCATTAAAAATAAAAGGTAAATCGAAACCGCGGATATTATATCCGACGATTACATCCGCATCTTCCAAGATGCGTTGAATGGTATCAGCATAATACAGGAGCGGTTTGCAATCCTGCACCATAGCAGGACTGATGTGGTTTACTTTTTGGGCACTTAGCCAACAATCGTGCTCAGTTGGCAGGATGTATTCGTTGAAAAGAATTTCTCCGGCACCATCAATAATCGAAAGCTGAAGAATTTCATCAGAATCTGGATCCAATCCTGTCGTTTCTATGTCAAGGCAAATAATGTTCAATAGATCACTTCCTTTAATCCTTAGTATATTGTTCTAAAATACGGGAGATAATAGTGGTATGAAAATACTACTATATGACCACATTATAAAATACGATCTGACCTTTCGTCAGGTAGCCGAACTTACCGGCATTCCACGTTCGACTGTCAGCGACATCGCAAACGGCAAGACATCACCCACCATGAACCAGATGGAACAGCTGGCAGCGGGACTGCAAATTACTATTTCAGACCTATTCGAGTCTGATTATAAGTAATCTTATCTGAGTTGTCCGGGATTTCGGACAATTCCTAAAATTGCATCACTTTTTTCCTCCTGAAACGTTTGTTAAGATGAAAGGAAAATTTTGCTAAAACAAATGTTCGAAAACAGTTGCATCACAAATATTTCTGTGATAATATGAAATCAAGGAATTTCGAACAAATGTTTGAAAAAACGTGATCGGGAGGTACATAGGATGGAAACGGTAAAAAATAAAATTATAGGTCTGTTGGATAAGTTGAAACCGTCAGAATTGGATCTTGTATTGAAAATCATTCTGAGACTTCTGGACTAGGCGAAAGCCTAGTCTTTTTTTGCAATTTTATTTGCGATATCCTCAAGAACCTGCCACTCGCTTTCATCTAATGTAGCCAGTGCAAAAAGCAGACGTTCTTTAAATGATCCGCTTTCGCTTTTAAACAGATCAGCACTCAGGCGGGCAATTTCGTCATTTCTATCTATAGGTGCTTTCATATCACCCTTGCCCTCTGTAAGCCATTCTTTACGGATTCTGTACTTTTCGCATATATCATCTATTAATAAGGCACTAGGATTACCAGTTCTAATCAATTTCGAAATGTATTGTTGCGAAACACTTAATGACTCGCCGAAAGCGGTTTTGGTTTTACCTGATTCTTCCAATACAATAGCTATTCTATCGTTAATTGTTTGCATCATATCCTCCTTTCTGTGATTCTTAGTATATACCACAAAATAATGCAAGTCAACAGAAAAATACAACTAAGTTGTAGAAAACTATTGACATCACGCATTAGTAGTGATAATATACATCTAAGATGTGAAGCATCAAAACTAAGAGAGGCAGGTGATTAGATGACGAAGCAGGAGAGAATCAAAAGACTTTCTGAAGCAATCGAGGCAGTACCGGAAGAAAAGAAAGATTACATTCTTGGCATCGCTGAAGGAATGGCAGTAATGAAGCGTCTGGAAAAAGAGAAGTTCGCAGACGAAGCAGAGCAGAAAGCGGGGTAGGAAAATACATTGACATTAAGAGAAGTTTTAAGAGCAGCAGAGGACTTTGCTTATATCAGAATAAAAGTAAAAAAATATGGCTTGATGTTTGAAACATGCTATGCAGCAGAAGGACTGGAAGGACATCAAAATGAAGAATTTGAGAAGTTGAAAGAAAAAGAAGTAATCAGATTCTGCAACAATAGAGTTGGCATCGGAGGCATAACTAACGAATTAGAGATTGAAATTAAGGAGGGAAAATGACCATATACAAGATTGGCAACATAACGGTTCACATTCATGGAAATGTGAACCAGAAGAATCTGGAAGAAGCAACGGCAAAATTTTTGAAAGCCGTAAAAAGGAAGCAAAAAGATGAGAAAAAGAGAGTTGTATAGCCTGATCAGGAGCGTGATTGCCCCGATCGTAGCCACAGCGGCAGCAATATTTGCCTTCTGGTGGCTGGGAAAATACAGCACGATTTGTGAACGAGATATCGTTGGAACTGCCATTACCGTGTGGTGTGCGGTACTGATCCGTGTGCTGATGTTGGTGAGCAAGGAGGAAGCAGAATGAGCAAGATTATTAAGGTTAGTACGGATCTGGAAGTGACCGTGCATGATTTCCCACAGGGAACGATAAGAGAGCAGAATAGACAGCTCTGTGAGCTGATCGGGAACGGATGCGAGATGATTGAGCACGTCATGCCAAGACGACTGTATAACGAATTAGGGCATACGACAGAAGTTAAACGTGAAAACAGCAAGTGTGTGGCTATGCTGGTTGACGAAGAGTTTCTGCTCAAGAATAAACTTCAGCTTAACCCGATTGGCTGCTATCTGTACGAAACCGACAAACACGGCTCCCCAATCATGGGAAACATTTTGTTTGTAGGTGATACATATACAGGCGATGGCATTACGTTTTCAGGGATTGAAGAAGAGACATTCAACAAATTGTATGAGCAGTTGAAACAGCTGGCATGGAAAGCGGGGACTTGAATAAAAAAGCAAGTTCAGTATAGGACATATGAGAGGAAAAAGCAAGTGAACCATAAACAAGAAATCGTAAATACACTTCAGCGGATGTCGGGGAAGTATTCGATATACGAGATCTTCTCCGACTGGATCAAGTGCTGTGCCCTGGCGATCAGCAACCAGAGCGACCTGTTCCGGGATAATGAGATATGGGAAAGCCGAGAGCAGGAGTATCTTGCGACCATTCGGAAATACCCGCCGGAAGAAGCAAAGGAGTTTACCCGGATGCTTGCGGAACTGGCTTTTGCACTGGAGGATGAAATAACAGACGTGCTGGGCGAAGTGTACATGGAAGCCGATATGGGAAGTAAGTCCACCGGGCAGTTTTTCACACCGTACCATTTGTCGAAGATGACTGCCGGGGTTACGATCCAGGCAGACGTTTCGCCGGCGAAACCATTGATACTGAATGAACCAAGTACGGGAGGTGGCGGCATGATCATTGCCGCCGCTGAAATATTGAGAAAAAGAGGGCTGAACCACCAGAGGTGCATGGAAGTGGTTGCACAGGATCTGGACTGGAAGGGGGTATACATGACCTACCTGCAGTTGTCCCTTTTGGGGATCAAAGCGATTGTGGTGCAGGGCAATACCCTGTCAGAGCCATTTACAGACCTGAGGAGCTACCCGAAAGAACGGGTGCTGCTCACGCCTGCACAAAAAGGAATGTTGATTTGAAAGGAAGAAGCAAGATGGAAGGACAGCAGCCAGATGCACGTCAGAGCCTGTATGAAAGTATACTTCTGGTTCTGATGAACGAAGAGGTAGATATCAGCCGCGTTAAGAATGGGATCTATGTGGCACTGAATGGGTATGAAGTCCAGGAACGAACAACGGAGATTGCTCTGATTTCACAGGAAAGAAATGAATATCTGCTTAAAAAGTTTATGATTGCAAAGACGGTCAAAGGATGCACACCAAGAACTCTGAGATATTATCGTGACACTTTGAAATTTGTGTTCGATTACATAGGAAAAACGGTAGATGACATTACCTCAGATGACATCCGGATGTACAGCATTATCCGGATGAAAAAAGATGGAGTAACTGAAGT